GGCGTACCAGGGCGGTGCGCAACGCCATCAGCGCCTGGTAGGTGGTGTCGTCGGCGCTGTCGGCCTCGATGTCGATCTGGTCGGCCAGCGCGTCGCGCAGGGCCTGCGCATCGGCGCGGGCGGCGGGGGCGTCGCCGCTGCCGAAGCGCAGCGAGGCGGTCGAGCGTGCCGACTCGATCAGCGCGCTGCGGCGGACGAGCTCGTGCACTGCGCGGGTGTTGGCCACCACCTGTGCGCGCGCCGGGGCGGCGGCGGTGGCGGCCGGGGTGCTTGGGACTGACGACACGGCCGCGCGCTGGTAGTCGCGCGCGCCGGCAAGGCCGCGCACCGCGCTCATCGCCGTGCCGGCGGACCCGCGCAGCTGCGTGAAGATGCCGCCGATCTGCGCGGCGAGACTGGCCGGCGTGCCGAGCAGGACGGTCAGCGCGCTCGCGAATCCGGAAAGCGTCCTGGCGAACGCCGACGCCTCGGCGATCGGCATCAACACGGTGCGCCCCCAGTCCGACGCCGTTTCGAGCAGCGCGCCGATGTCGGCGAATGCGCGGTCGTTGACGTGGCTGGGCAGTCCGGCGACGCCGAAGCGGCTGGCGAAGGACGCCTCGCTCGCCGTTTTGGCGATCGAGGCGGCGGCGTCGAGGCTGCTCGCGGTGTCCTGCGTCGCCGCCGGCACCAGGCGCTCGCCGGCCTCGGCGAAGGTGATCGAAAAGCGCGCCACGCGGGTGGCATGGGTCGATTCCGACACGCTGAAATCCTGCACCACTGCGCGCAGCGTGCCAAGGTACGGGTGCGACAGGGTGCCCGGGCCGGCCTCCTCGAGCGCGTCGATCAGCGCGTCGCGGGCGGTGGAATCATCGGCGAGCGTGAAGGCCTCGATCGACCAGGTGCGCGCCTTGCGTCCCATGTCCTCGGCGTAGGGCACATCACGCAGGGGGTACTCGTGCAGCGCGATGCGCCGGCCGCCCGCCATGTCGTGGGTGTCGGTGAGAAAGGCGGCGTTGCGGAATTTACCGGGGAGGTTCGCCATCTCAGTAGGCCATCGCCATGCCGGTATTCACCGCCAGCGCCGGGCTGTTCGGCCCGCTCTTCGCCTGCTCGACGCGCGGGCGGCCATTGGCGTCGATGCTGATCTTGATCTCGCCGCTGACCTCGGCGCGGGCGCCTTGCCCCCGGTTGATGGTCGGCGCGGTGGTGCGCGTGCCGCCCGCCTGCTGGCCGGTGGTGGCTGCATTGGTGCGCGTGCCGCCCGCCTGCGGATCCGAGCCGCTGATCTTGGACCCCACCCAGCGGCCGAAGTCGACCACTTTGCCGACCTTGTTGGCCACCCATTCGATGTGGGCGACGATGCCGTCCATCACCGCGCGGAACACCTGGCCTATGCCGTCCCACAGCCCGGCGAAGAACTCGCCGACCGGCGCCCAGTTCTTGATGATGATGCCGAGCGGGGTGAACTTCCAGAACCACTCCTTGACCTGGTCCCAGTTCTTGATGATGAGGTACGCGGCGGCGGCGATCGCGGCGACTGCGGCGATGACCCAGCCGACCGGCGTGGCCATCAGGGCAATGCCGAACACGACGACGGCTTTGGTTGCGGCGGCGATCGCCAGCAGCAGCGTCCCCATCAGGGCGCCGCCGAGCACGATGATGGCCTTGGTTGCGACGGCCATCGCCAGCAGCAGCGGGCCGGCAATGATGGCGACAACGGCGACGATCACCGGCTTCCAGCTGCCGAACAGGTCGTGCAGCCACTTCAGGGCGGCGGCAACGTCCTTCGCCACCGAGGCGACCGCGATCATCACGTCCTTGGTCGCCACAAAAGCGACCTTCAGTTTCTCGCCGAAGTCCTTGGCGAGCTTGTCGAGCGAGCCGTCGGCGGCGAGCTTGTCGAGCATGCCGAGAAACCCCTGCAGCTCGTCGCGCATCCAGGTGAACAGGCCGCTGTCCATCACCCGCATGGCGAAGTCGCTCCAGTAGTCGCTGATCATCGACACCATGCCGGTCCAGGTCCTGGCCTGCTTCTCGGCGGCGCCGGCGGAGCTCTTGCCCATCTCCTCGACCAGCATCTTGATCGCCCCCCGCCCGAGCTTGCCCTTGCTGGAGAGTTCCTGCAGCTTCGTCGCGGCGATGCCGGTGCGCTTGGCCAGCAGGTCCCACACCGGCACGCCGCGCTGGATCAGCTGCATCGCCTCTTCCCCTGCGAGCTTCTGCTTGGTCCACGCCTTGCCGACCGCGAGCACCATGCCCTCGAGATCGGCACCGCTGCCGCCCATCTTGGCGTTCTGGTCGACCAGCGACTGCATGGTGCCGTCCATCGGGTCCATGCCGAACGTGCGCAGGCGCACGAAGCTGCCCATCACCTCCTCCAGCTCGAGCGGCGTCGACTTGGCGAAGTGGCGCACCCAGTCCATCGACTTGCGGGCGCCCTCGCTCGATCCCTCCATCGTCTCGAGCTGCATCTGGTAGCGCTCGAAGGTGGCGGCGATGTCGACGAAGCCGCGCTTGAAGGCGTAGCCGGCGATGCCGGCTGCGGCGGCGAACTTGGCGGTGAGCTTGCCGGCTTCGGAGCCGACCCGGCCCAGGCTCGACACCGCGCCGGACGCGGCCGTCTTCAGTTTTCCGATGCCAAGCTCGCGCGTAAGTCCAGACAGGCCGAGCTGCAGCTTTCTGACGGGCGCGAGCGATGCCTCGATCTTGCGGTTCATCGCCGCGATCGGCGCGGTGATCTTGTCGACCGCGCCGATGATGACCTCAAGTTTTAGCGGACTCGCCATCTATGCGCCTTGCCTGTTTGTGCCACTCGTTAAGATCGTGTGCCGTCAGGCTGCGAAGCTCCGACAGCGGCCAGTGAAACGTGGCGGCGACGTCAGCCGCCACCTCCCGCCAGTTCAGCGGGTATCTGTCAAAAAACCGGCGACGACCTCCGACGCGCGGCGGAAGTCTGACGCTTTCATCTTGCGCAGCGCGGGCGCCGGGATCTGGGTGATGGCCGAGAGCAGCGCGATGGCCTTCGCCACCTCGCCCTTCTCGCGGTCCATCGCCTCGAGCGCGCCCACGTCCGGCTCGCTGATCTCGATCTCGGCGATCGTCTCGCCGTTCGCCTGGATCGGCTTCGACAGCGTGATTTTGACCGCGTCCATCAGACCGATTCCTCGGCCGGCTGGCCTTCGAACTTCAGCGCGATCTTGCCGCCGTCGCCCTCGCTCACCACGGGCGGCTCGGTGAGCCACGCGCTGCGCACGACGTAGACCTGGCCGGTGTCCGCCTCGAAGGTGATGGTGGCGTCCTTGATGTTGCGGATCGACTCAAGCGAGTCGCCGGCGGCGAGGCTGATTTCGCACTCGACGCTGGACTGCTTGATCGCTTCCGAGTAGCCGTGCACCGCGTTGCCGACCACCGCGGCGCGGATGGCGCCGCCGAGGTCGATCTTGGCGCCGGTGTTGGTGCGCAACAGCGCGCCGTCGACCTTGATGTAAGCGCGTCCGAGTAGTTGTGCCATGTTCTTCTAGCCCCTTAAACGATGAACTGGATCTGCTCCGCGAAGACGCGGAACTGGTTGATGAGGTTGGGCGAGCTCAGCACGTCCAAGCGGTTGCGGTCGTTCGCGTTGCGCTCGACGATCAGGTCGGCCTTGTACTGCGAAAAGTCCTCGACCAGGCCGGCCAGCTCGAGCTCGCGGAACAGCGCCATCAGCTCGGCCTTGATCGTCTTCGGCGTCACGATGGCCTGCCCCGGCGAGAAGCGGGTGCCGTCGTCGGCCAGCTTGTGGCGCGGGAACTTCTGGGTGATGCGCGCGCGCGTGGCGTAGCGGATGTAGCTCAGCGTCGCGGGCGTGTTGACATCGAGGTAGGACGGATCGCTCACGCCGAAAGCATTGACCTGGTAGGTGGTGATGGCGCGTTCGATCATCACCGTGCCGTCGGGGCCGATCATCGCGGTGCTGATGCCGTCGAACAGCAGCAGGTTGCGCTCTTCCATCGTCCAGCGGGCGGCCAGCGCGGGGGCCAGCACGCCGGGCAGCGGCAGCGTCTGCAGCGGCCGGGCCGGGTCGATCGACAGCGAGGCGGCGGCGACGGCGGCGTACACCGACGCCAGCACGTGCGGCGCGGTCGGGGCGATGCCGCAGCCCATCACGCTCAGG